GATGTACAATCTTTTGATGGAGTAACTAATATTTCAAATGCAAATGGATTTACAATCACAGTTGGAAAAATTGATTCATCTGGTAATATATCAGATACTACAAATTATTTTAATTTTACAGGAGCAGGAACAGCAACAACGGGAGGGGTATCAGGTGGCGGAGCGGAATGTTCTGCAGGACCAGTAACACTACAAGCTTAATATGACATATTCAGAATTAGTTACAAAAATTAGAGATTATACAGAGGTAGATTCTAATGTATTTACTTCAACTATTATTAATGGATTTATTGAAAATGCAGAGTTTAGAATATTAAGAGATGTAGATTCTGATAATAATAGGAAATATGCAACAGCTTCTGTTGTGGTAACCCAAAAATATTTTAATACACCAGCAGATTTATTAGTTATTAGATCTGCACAAGTATTTAATACAGATGGAACCATATCTTTTTTAGATGTTAGAGATATGACATTTATTAATGAATATAATCAAAGCAATACTACAGGAATTCCTAAATATTATGCAAATTGGGATGAAGATACTGTTATTGTAGCACCCACCCCAGATCAAGCTTATACAATTCAAGTAAATTATATATTGAAACCAACTGGATTATCGGCTACAACTGCAAATACATATTTAAGTCAACAATTTCCCAATGGCTTATTATATGCTTGCCTAGTAGAGGCATATGGGTTCTTAAAGGGTCCACAAGATATGTTGCAATATTATGAAAATAGATATAAGCAAGCTATTGAAGGATTCTCATTAGAACAAATGGGAAGAAGACGAACTGATGAGTTTTTAGATGGAGAACCTCGTATAGTTCGTAAACCACAATAAGGATAAAAAGTATGGCTATTACACAAGCGTTACCAAATAGTTTTAAAAAACAACTATTAGACGGTGATCAAGATTTTACAACACCAGCGGGAACTGGAGATAGATTTAAATTAGCTCTTTATGTATCAACTGCAACATTAGGTGCAGCTACAACTTCTTACACAACAGGTGGTGAAGTAAGTTCTTCTGGAACAAATTACACAACAGGTGGAAAAGCATTAGTAAATTCTGGAACATCTCTTGTATCAACAGTTGCTTTTACAGATTTTGCTGATTTGTCTTTTCAAAATGTTACTTTAACTGCTAGAGGTTGTTTGATATATAATACATCATTTAGTAATTCTGCAGTTGCAGTGTTAGACTTTACGACTGATAAAACAGCTACAGCAGGAACATTTACAATTCAATTCCCAGCATTTACAAGTTCAGCAGCTATTATCAGAATCTCTTAATTAGGAGTTTTAACCTATGGCTTTAGGATGGAGCTCAGGAACTTGGGGCCAAGGAGAATTTGGAACAGGTGTAAATAATGTTACTGTTCAAGTAACCTCTCCCGGAACACTTACAACTTGGGGATCAAATAGTTGGGGTCAATTTGGTTGGGGAGCAAATGTAGGTCTTTCAACTCTTCAAGGAACTGTAACTATTGATACAATAAATGTTGCAAATGTTACCGGACAATTATTAAATACATCTTTAAATTCAGTAACTGTTACAGGAACAGCAAATCTTACTTTAACAGGGCAACAATTAACTACATCTTTAAACTCAGTCACACCAATAATAGATGTAAGTACTTCTTTAACAGGTGAATTATTAACATTAGTACTTGGTGAAGTAGATCCAGGTCCTGATGCCAATTTAACTGGTCAACAATTAACTTTAAGTTTTAATGGAACTGTAGATATAGACATAGCAGTTTCGGCTCTTGTAACAAGTCAACAATTAACTACAGCATTAAATTCTGTATCTATAGATTTAAACACCCCTGTTAATGTAACAGGTCAAAGTTTAACACTAGCTTTAAATTCAATATCTACTAAAATAGATGTTTCTATAAATGTAACTGGATTTGGCTTGACAGGGACAACCGGACAGTTGTATGTAACGGCTTGGGCTCCGGTTGATCCTGGTCAATCAATAAATTATACAGGTGTAAATACTGGTCAATCTGTAAATTGGACAGAAGTTGCTGCATAATATAGAGGTTGTATTAATTGACAAAAACTGATAAATATTTTAATAAGAACAAAATAAGGAATTAATAATGGCAACAATCTATTCTTCCGATCTTAAGCTATCCATAATGGCAACTGGCGAAAACGCTGGTACATGGGGCCAAATTACAAATACAAATTTATATCTATTACAACAAGCAATTGGTGGATACGAAGCAATTTCTATTGCTGGGGGAGCTCAAACAACAACTCTTACAATGTCTAATGGTGCAATTTCTAATGCAAGAAATGCAGTTATAAAATTAACAGGAACAATTACAGGTAATCAAGTAGTAACAATTCCAACAGCAATTGAAAAAACATACGTTGTAGCCAATGGCACAGTAGGTGATTTTACCGTTGAATTTAAACAAGCAGGTGGGACAGGAGTTACTTTTGCAGCTGCAGATAAATCAACTAAAATACTATTTGCAGATGGAACAAATATTGTAGAAACAGGAAATACTACTCCGATTATTACTCAAATTAATGACACTAATGTTAATGAACAAATTAAATTTACAACAACTGCAAGTGCAGTAAACGAATTTACAATTACAAATGCTGCAACAGGTAATGGACCTGAAATTTCAGCAACAGGAGGTGATACTAATATTGATCTTAAAATCACTCCAAAAGGATCAGGAAAAATAAATTTAGATGGAATTAAATTTCCAAATGCAGATGGATCTTCTGGACAATTTTTAAAAACAGACGGATCAGGTTCTTTAAGTTTTGCAGACTCTGGTCTTGCATGGCAATCAGTTGTTACAACAAGTACTATAACTGTTGTAGCAGGTAGAGCATATTTTATAAATACAACTTCAGCTGGTTGTACAGTAACTTTACCTTCAGGAACACCTACTGCAGGTCAACAAGTTCAATTAGTAGATTACGCAGGAACATTTGATACCAATATATGTACAATTAATCCTAATGGAAATAAAATAGAAGGTGGAACAGCTAATTTAGTATTAAGTGGTGAAAGAGAAGGAGTAATTTTAACTTATATAGATTCAACACAAGGATGGCTTGCAACATCAGGAATTAATGAAGGAACAGATGCATTAGCACCAGCACCTTATTCAGTAGATTTTTTAGTAATAGCAGGTGGAGGTGCAGGTGGAGGTGGAATTTATCATGGTTCAGGAGCTGGTGCTGGAGGTTATAGAACATCTACTCAAAATGTTGGAATAGGAACAGTAGTTACAGTAACAGTAGGTGATGGTGGTGCTCCTGGGGCAAATACTCAAAATGGTGGTGAAGGTTCAAATTCTTCAATTTCAGGTTCAGGATTAACAACCATTACAAGTACTGGAGGAGGTGGTGGCGTAAATAGTAGTAGTAGTCCCAATCCTAATGGTAGATCTGGTGGTTCAGGAAGTGGTGGGTCATTTACTGGTCCAAGTACAACAGGAACTGGTGGGGCAGGAAATACTCCAAGTACATCGCCTTCACAAGGAAATAATGGAGGTAATGGAAGTTCAGCTTCTCCTTGGGCACCATCAGGAGGAGGTGGAGGTGCAGGTGGTGTAGGTAATGTAGGTGTAAGTGGAACTGGGGGTGTAGGAGGTGTTGGTACAGCTAGTTCTATAACTGGTTCTTCAGTAACAAGAGCAGGTGGAGGTGGAGGTTCAGCTGCTGGTGGAACTGGAGGTGCTGGGGGAACTGGTGGTGGAGGTGCTGGTTCTGCTGGTGCCGCAACAGCAGGAACAGCTAATACTGGTGGAGGTGGTGGAGGTGCCGAAAGAGATAACACTGGTCTTGGTGGTGCTGGTGGAAAAGGGGTTGTTATATTAAGTATACCAACTGCTAATTATTCATCTACAACAACAGGTTCTCCAACAGTTACAACATCTGGTAGTAATACAATTTTACAATTTAACGGAAGTGGGAGTTACACAGGATAATGGCTAGTTTTGCAAAAATAGGATTAAATAATAAAGTAATAGAAGTTCTTTCAGTGGTTAATGAAGTTTTACATGACTCAAATGGAATTGAACAAGAAGCAATAGGAATTGATTTTTTAACTAAATTAACAGGTTATCCATTATGGAAACAAACATCTTATAATACACATGGTGGAGTACACGATAACAATGGAACACCTTTTAGAAAAAATCATGCAGGAATAGGTTATACTTATGACGAAACAAGAGATGCTTTTATTTCACCTAAACCTTTTAACTCTTGGATATTAAATGAGTCTACTTGTCTTTGGGAAGCACCAGTTGCTATGCCAATAGATGACAATAAGTATTCTTGGAACGAAACTACAAAAAATTGGGATTTACAAAATATATAATTTAGTTTATATTTAAGAAAGAATGATCGAATCAACAGTAAATGGGATATTCCCAACACCAATATACATAGCTAAAGTAGATAGAAAATTAACACCATTAGAATTAAAATTTGTAGATAAAAATAAAAAAGATCATTATAAAAATGATGGAAATATTACATCAAACAATAGTTATATTCTTAACGAAAAACCTTTTGTCAATATTAAAAAAGAATTAGATTTAAGGGTACAGGATTATTTTGATAAAGTTATTTCACCAGCTAATAACATTACACCATACATTACGCAGTCTTGGTTAAACTATACTGAAACAAATCAATATCATCATAAACACGCACACCCTAATTCATTAGTATCTGGGGTTTTTTATATTAACTGCCATGAAGAACATGATAAAATTAAATTCTTTAATGATACATATAGAACTATTAAACCTGAAGTAAAAGAATGGAATATGTGGAATTCAGAATCTTGGTGGTTTTCTGTAAAGACTGGAGATGTAATATTATTTCCTTCTTCATTAACGCACATGGTAGAAACTAAGCAAGGAGATAACACTAGAATTAGTTTAGCTTTTAATGTTTTTATAAAAGGTACTGTTGGTAATAATAAAAATTTAACAGAACTTATATTATGACAGTTAGAAAATTATCTATTGAAGCAACTATAAAACGATACACTAATGAAAATGGTTTTGCTTGGGGAATTAATACAGTAATGAAGTCTTTAGCACCCGGCGCTAGCTACGATTTAACTTCTGCCGGCGAATTTATAATAGACAGATGGGATTCAAATTTACCTCAACCTACATCACAAGAAATAAGAGATGAATATATAAGACAACAAACTATAGCTGAGTGTATTCAATATTTTGAAGAAAATACTGGTTTTAAAGGGTATATTAAAAAGTTATTTAAGTAGTTAAGTATCTGATATATAAGCTTTCTGGCTTTTATAAAATAATCATGTATAGTACTACCTTATGCCATTAAAAAAGATACCATTAAAAGCTGGATTTAATAAACAAGACACATCAACTGCTGCAGAAGGTCAGTGGATTGATGGTGATTTTGTTAGATTTAGATATGGTTATCCTGAAAAAATAGGTGGATGGCAAGAGATTTTAAATAAAGAATTAGCTGGAGTTGCCCGAGCCCAGCACACATGGACAGATTTAAGTGGTAATAAATATGCAGCTATTGGAACAAATAAATTATTAGTTATTTATTTTAGTGGTGCTTTTTATGATATTACTCCACTTGATACAACTTTAACTGCAGCAACTTACACATCAATAACATCCTCTACAACAGTTACTATTAATAAGGTAGCACATGGACTTGAGGTGGGTGATTATATTAAATTTACAGCAGCAACAACACCAGGACCAACTACAACAGGTTATACGTCAGCAAGTTTTACAACGAATATTTTTGAAGTAAAAACAGTTCCAACAGCAAATACTTTTACAGTTACAATGACAACAGCTGAAACTGGAACAGGTGTTACAGGTGGTGGAAGTTTATCTTTTGCTCCTTATGCTAATATTGGACCTGTTGCTCAAACATATGGTTATGGTTGGGGAACATCTACTTGGGGTACTGTTGCTTGGGGTGTAGCAAGTACTTCAGCTACTGTAGTACTCTCACCAGGTAACTGGTCATTTGATAATTTTGGACAAATATTAATTGCAACAATTAAAAATGGTAAAACATTTTCTTGGAATCCTTCCGTTGGTGGTGCATTACAAACTAGAGCAACAGTTATTAGTGGTTGCCCGACAGCTTCCACGATGACTATTGTATCGGATCGAGATAGACATTTAATTGCACTTGGAACAGAGACAACAATTGGAGATACAACAACTCAAGATCCAATGTTTATAAGATTTTCAAATCAAGAAGACTTTAATACTTGGGCACCCACTGCAACGAATACAGCAGGTACATTTAGACTAGATACAGGGAATTTTATTGTCGGAGCTGTACAAGGTAAGGATTATATATTTATTTTAACGGATCAAGCAGCTTATGTGATGCAGTTCGTTGGACCTCCCTTTGTCTTTTCAATAAGACAGGTGGGTACAAACTGTGGATGTATTGGTCAACATTCAATCGTCTTTGCACAAGGTGCTGTATTCTGGATGGGATTTGGTGGTGGATTCTTTGTCTATGATGGTACTGTTAAACAATTACCCTCTCTTGTTGAAGATTTTGTATTTACAACTGGAGGAGATAATTTAGGTATAAATTATAATGCGGCAGACATTATCTACGGTTCTCATAATAGTTTATATAATGAAATAGTTTGGTTTTATCCAACTGCGGGAGAATCTCAAATTAATAGATCAGTAGTTTATAACTTTGTTGAAAATACTTGGACTACAATGTCATTATCTAGAACAACTTATTCAGATGCTCAAACATTTGATAAACCTTATGCAACAAAATACTTACCAACAACAACTCCAACATTTCCAACTATCAATGGTGTAACTAATACTTTTGGATCTTCAGAATATTATGAACATGAAACAGGTGTTAATGATGTAAGTGCACTTGGAGTTAAAACAGCTATTCCTGCTTACATTGAATCTGGAGACTTTGATTTAGACATAGAGGGAGATGGTCAGTTTTTAATGAAGATAAATAGATTTATACCAGACTTTAAGATACTTACCGGAAATGCTAAAGTAACATTATTATTAAGAAGTTATCCCTCTCAAACACAAAATAGTCAGATGTTGGGGCCATACACTGTAACTTCATCTACAACTAAGATAGATACTAGAGCAAGAAATAGATTAATGAGTATTAAAGTAGAAAATGATTCAACAGATGAAAACTGGAGATATGGATTATTTAGAGTAGATATTCAACCTGATGGAAGAAGATAATGGCAAAAATTACAACGTATATACCAGAACCAAGTCAAGAATATTCTGCTGAAAATCAAAGACAAATTCTACAAGCATTAGAAACATTAAAAGATCAATTAAACTTTTCTTTCCAAGAAGATTTAAGACAAGAGTTACAAAGATTTACATGGTTTAACATGAGGTTTGGCTGCTAATGAGTTGTGAAAATATAAATGTTGGTAATGGTCAGTTAATTACAATCGGTGGTAATAATGTTGATGCATTCGGAAGATTAAGAGTATCAAACCCGCTTACAATCTTTGACAGTAAGAATATAATGTCACAGAATAGTTTATTTGATCCATCAACTGCAAATGGTGGAAGTGTTACTTATACAGCTAATAAATCTACAGTTAATTTAAATGTAACGGAGGCAGCGGGATCTAAAACAATAAGGCAATCTAAAAGAGTTATGTCTTATCAACCTGGTAAGTCATTACTTATTTTTAATACATTTGTAATGAATACTTTGACTGCAAACTTAAAACAAAAGGTTGGATTATTTGATGCTAATAATGGAATATTTTTTACAGCAGATGGAACAACACTTAAAATAGTAAGACGTACTTATACATCAGGTGCCGCAGTTGATACTGAAATATCACAATCTAGTTGGAATGGTGATAAGTTAAATGGAACAGGTCTTAGTGGATTTACATTAGATGCAGCAACGTCAAATATATTATTTATAGATATTGAATGGTTAGGTGTTGGATCTGTTAGAGTTGGATTTGTTATTAATGGTCAATTAATTACAGCACATACTTTTTATAATGCTAATAGTTTAACAACTGTTTATATGC